ATCAAGAAGAGTTTAATGTCATATGGGGCAGAATATACAAGTCTTATCATACAGATTCCTTGTCTTATTCTGTCATTGATGGCGATGTTGTACAAGAGGAGCAGAGTTATTAATGCACCCGCTTGATCATCTGGAAGATTTTACTGACGATTGGATCTCACATCTACAGGAACCTGATCCGATTAGTCCTGACTACAGTGGACCTCGTTGTCCCTTTGCAAAGAAAGCAAGAGATGAGAAGCGTCTCAGTTTTAGAAAGGTATATGACTATTTCTCTGCATATGATTTCTGGGAAGTAGTGTCGGAAGAGTGTGATAAGTTTGATGGCAGTAAGGATGTAGTGATAGTTGCAGCACATAGTAATGCGAATCATATTAATCCAGAGACAATGGGTGGAGGAGTTGACGCTCTGAATACTCTCTTGAACTGTCAGGGGAAAGACTTATGGTTATTAACGAAGGTTGACCATTTGTTTACCATTGTGATGATTCAAAAAATAACCGTTTTAGACGACTCTGCCAAACTCTTGGCAAGTAAGGGATATTATACGACTAGATATAGTGAAAAGCAAATGGATAAGGTGGTTACAGGGCGGAGAAAGTATCGTGATAAACTGACAAAAAAAATCGAACGTACACCACTCTAAGAAACCAAAATGTATAGATAGAAACAGAATGAAATTAACAGATACAATGCAGCTCGATCTCGACGCTGGAACAATGGAATTACTATACGAATCAATCCAGTTCCGTCTCGAAAATGATAATCACTTAATGTACCATCCCGACATTCGCAAAGACCTCGAAGATTTACTTGCTGAATGGGAAGATGAGTACGTTTAACGTTTACATAGGCGAGGAACTAATTATGGAAAAAGTTCCGCACCACGATATTAAACATAAGCTAGAATATATAAGGGAATATTTCAAACATTATCCAAGTGATGATCTCCGTACTCAGGAGATAAAAGTTGTTAAGAATTGACGACTATATAATACGGCACTGGACAAATTGATTGATCGGTGTTATACTTACTATGTACTGATAACATGTTATGGCAAAAGGATTTACGGTAAAAGCAAACGCTCCTAAAACAAAGAAGGTTGAGGACGACTTTAATTTAGAGGAAGCGAAAGCATTAGCGAAAGGAAAAGCAATAGTATTCTGTCTGCCAGGACGCGGAGTATCATATATCTTCCTCAAGAACTTCGTTCAACTCTGTTTTGACCTTGTTCAAAATGGCTCTTCGATTCAGATTAGTCAAGACTATAGTTCAATGGTTAACTTCGCACGTTGTAAGTGCTTAGGAGCGAATGTACTCCGTGGTCCTGATCAGATTCCTTGGGATGGAAAACTTAAGTACGATTATCAATTATGGATTGACTCCGATATTGTATTCGATACTGAGAAGTTCTACCGTCTTGTATGGATGCAAAAGGATATTGCTGGTGGTTGGTATTGCACAGAGGATGGAAAGACTACATCTGTGGCACATTGGTTAGAAGAAGAGGACTTTGCAAAGAACGGCGGAGTCATGAATCATGAAACCATTGAATCTATCTCTCGTAGACGCAAACCATTCACAGTTGACTACACTGGTTTTGGTTGGTTACTTATCAAAAATGGTGTATTCGAGCATAAGGATATGAAATACCCTTGGTTCGCACCAAAGATGCAAGTCTTTGACTCAGGAGAAGTCCAAGATATGTGCGGAGAAGACGTTTCTTTCTGCTTAGATGCAAAAGAAGCGGGTATGGAGATCTGGATTGATCCTAAGATTAGAGTAGGACACGAGAAAACGAGGATTATCTAATGGATTTTAATGGTGGACACGCATGGCGAATAGAGGAATTGACCACTTCTGGGTGGTCAGTTCAAGATCCGAAGAGAGATGTGAAGCTTTCGAGGGAAAATGCAACCGCAAGATTGAATTTTTACCTTGGTGAAGGTGTTTCTCCTGACAGAATAAGAGCTGTTCCTGATAAATAAAAAGAAAACAGGTAAAAACTATGGATTCAGATCCAACTAAGTCGCCTCTTAATGTAGAAAGTGCTGGTTTTAAGAGTGGAAGTGTAAAAGGACAGTATGATGTGAGCGCTCAAGCACGAAAAAAGGCTGCTGCAAACAGTAATTCTGGACAATCTCCCCTCGCTGCTGGTTAGAATTAAGAAAAAAACTTTTCAAGACCCCCAAAAGGGTCTTTTTTTGTGTCTAAATACATAATGATAATATTTTTGTCGATATATGAAACTCAAGAATACGCCATTTGGTGGTTTTAAAGACGGTTTTATCGAAAAACCAGAAGAAGACGATACAATTTTGCGTGAAGTTGTGGGTGATGACTCTAATGATAAGAAAAGAAAACAAAATTTGAGTGAATAATGCCTAGTATTGACAGAGAACTAAACACAAGTCGAGATTTTAGAGACATAAGCCTTACTTTTGCAAGGCATCCTGTCACTAATGACATTGGCGTGTTCGTAAATGAGAACGCCATTAAGAGATCTGTGCAGAATCTCTGTAGAACAAAACTAGGAGAGCGCTTTTACAACCCTATTTTGGGAAGTAATCTTGATAATTCCATGTTTGAACCAGCAGATGCTGATATAGCCTTAGAATTAGAGGACGATATTGAACTTTTATTGGAAAACTTTGAACCTAGAGTTAGACAAGTTAAGGTAAGAGTGTCATATCCTGTCGATACTAACGAATTAGTAGTAGAAGTTAGTTATGATATCGTGGGAATAGTAGCCCCAAGACAAAATGTTGACTTTATTCTCCAATCAACTAGAATATAATGTCTTTTAACCAGTTTACAAACTTAGATTTCGCTGATCTAAGAGCACAAATTAAAGATTACCTTCGTGTAAACAGTGATTTCGCTGATTTTGACTTTGAAGGATCGAACTTTTCGACCTTAATTGACCTTTTAGCGTACAACACTTACATAACTGCTTACAATACGAACATGGCAGTTAACGAATGTTTCCTTGACAGTGCAACTTTGCGTGAAAACGTCGTTTCACTCGCTAGAAATATTGGTTATGTGCCTAGATCTAGTAGATCTGCGATGGCAACCATCAATTTTAGTGTTGATATGTTCGATAATGACACTAGACTCGTAACTTTGAAGGCTGGACAGGTTGCATTGGGTAATCAAGTTGGTGGATCTTACATTTTTTCAATTCCAGACGACTTTGTTGCTACAACTGACGACAACAATATCGCATTTTTTGAAAATTTGAACATTTACGAAGGAGTTTACCTTCAAAAAGTTTTTCAGATTGATTATTCTCAACCAAATCAGCGTTTTATTCTTCCAAACTCGAATATTGACACAACTTCTATCCGTGTTACAGTCGAATCTACGACAAAAGAGATTTATACGCTGTATGATAACATTTTAAGAGTTGATGCTACCTCAAAACTCTTCCTAATTCAAGAAATTGAAGATGAACATTACGAAATTTTGTTCGGAGACGGCATTTTAGGTAAAAGACCGCCTTCTGGAGCAATCGTAACTGTTTCTTACATCGTTACAAACGGAAGACTCGGAAATAATGCTAAAAATTTCTCATTTGTTGGAATTTTAGAAGACGATCAATCATTGCCAGTCACAACTGGTATTTCAATTATCTCAACTTCCAATAAAGCATCAATGGGAGACGATATTGAAGATATCAGTTCAATCAAATACCTAGCACCTCGTATATACTCCTCACAATACCGTGCAGTAACGGCAAGTGACTATTCTGGTATCATTCCATTCGTATATCCTAACGTCGAGTCTGTGACCGCCTACGGTGGAGAGGAGTTAGATCCTCCTGAGTTTGGAAAAGTGTTTATTTCCATCAAACCAAGAAACGGTTCGTTCCTTTCACAGATTACGAAAGACGATATCTCTAGGCAACTCAAACAATATTCAATCGCTGGTATCAAACCAGAAATTATTGACCTTAAGTATCTTTATGTCGAAGTTGACACTTCTGTTTACTATAACAGTAACGCAGTTTCAGATACTACTGAATTAATCACATCTGTAACCAAGGCCTTAACTTCATATTCAAGATCATCTGACATTAACGACTTTGGTGGTAGATTTAAGTACTCTAAAGTTGTTGGATTGATTGATGACTCGGCTAGAGGTGTTACTTCTAACATTACAAGAGTTAAAATGAGAAGGGATCTGAACCCTGAGTTCAATACTTTCGCAACTTATGAACTTTGCTACGGAAATGCCTTTTACGACCAACCAAACGGATATGGCATACGTTCTACAGGGTTTACAGTTAATGACATAGACGGAACTCTGTATCTTGGTGATATTCCTACAGCTGGAACATCTTTTGGTAAACTTGTTTTCTTTAAACTTGTAAATAACCTTCCTTTGATCGTAAAGAACGATGCTGGGACTGTAGATTACGTTCACGGAGAGATTAATTTAGATGTGGTAAATATAACAGGATCTATGCTTCCAAGTGGATTGATTCAAGTTGAAGCAATACCCGATTCTAATGATGTAATTGCATTGAAAGATCTGTACTTACAGTTAGACGTAACTAACAGTACAGTTAACGCACTTCCTGACGTTGTATCCTCTGGTGAGAATACATCTGCTACTTCTTACGTCACAACATCTAGTTACGCTAGCGAAACAATCTACACAAGGTAAATGACAGATATTAAAAGAGTAAAAGTCTCTCATGTCATACAATCACAGATTCCAGAATTCCTAAATGAGGAGTCACCTCTTTTTGCGAGCTTTTTAAATCAATATTACGCATCTCAGGAACACAGTTCTGGTGTAACTGACCTTGCCAACAATCTTCCTGAGTATAGAAAGATTGGTGCTTTCAATAATGAGACTTTAGTAACCACTACAACTCTTACTTCCAATTTGTTTGCTGGTTCTACCACTATCAACGTAGAATCGACTGTTGGATGGCCAGATACCTATGGATTGTTGAAAATTGATAATGAGATCATTACATACACAGCTAAGACTGCTACATCCTTTACTGGGTGTGCTAGAGGATTCAGTGGTATTGATCAAATATCAAAAGAAGACGATGCTGAGTTTCTAAGCTTCACATCAACAACTGCTAATCAGCATTTGACTGGTGCAACAGTTACTAACTTAAGTAATCTATTCTTACAAACCTTCTTTACCAAGTTTAAAGAAGAATTCTTGCCTGGATTTGAAAACAGGAACTTTATAACAGGAACATCTGTTACAAATATCCTGACTAGGGCAAAAGACTTCTACATGTCGAAGGGAACAGACTCTTCATATCAGATTCTCTTCAAACTTCTCTATGGAGAAGACATCGAGCTTTTAAAACCGATTGAACAGACACTTGTACCGTCTGCAAACGTATATTTCAAAACTAAACACGTTCTTCTTGAGAACTTGACTCCAGGCGCACAACCATTGGAGTCTATTGGTAACTTCTTATATCAAGATGTATCTGGAATCGGTACAGTCAGTGCATCTATCTACAATGTAGAGTATAGACCAATCAATCAGACAGACTTCTATGAGATGTCTCTCGACTCTACATCTTTTGATGGTATATTCCAAGTGCCTGGTAAAACAAAGGCGTTAGAGGAGACTGTGGAGGCTGCAGAGAGTCTTGTAGTTGACTCTACTGTTGGATTTGGACAAAGTGGTACACTACTCGTAAGACCTAGAGCTGGATCTAACTTTATCACTCTTAGATACACTGACAAGACTGTAAACCAGTTCTTGAACGTTACTGGTGTTACTACTTCGCTAGTTTTTGGTGCAGATGTTCTAGAAAACAAACTTGCATATGCTTATGCTGGTTTTGGTCAAACATCATTGATGGAATTTAGACTTGTTAATGTTATTGATCAGGTAGACACCACACAATCTACTAATATGCAGATTGGTGACAATCTTAAGTTACTTTCTTTCGGTAGAGACTTAGGCAACCTACCTCAGTTCAATAACTGGATCTACAACATACCATCAAGTCATAGTATTGCTTCTATCAATCAGGTAAACGTCAATACATACAGACTTAAGTTATTTGATGCTATAGTTTTCTATGTTGATGAAGTATTACGCCTCAGAAATGATGCTGGCGATGAAATTAACGTAACAGTCAAAGATATTGAGTATGATGCAACTAACCTTTCTAAGGTTTACTCAAATACGATTGTTATACAAACAACTGGTGCTGTCCCAACTGATGTAACTATAATTACAAAGACTGTTACTAAAGCAGAGCATAATTCTAATTACTTCACTGGTGTAGATCAATTCCCAGTTGGTATTCAAAACAGTTACCTAGACAAACAAGAAGAATTCTTCTATGTCACCTCATCAGGACTACCAAACTATCCAGTCTTTGCAACTGACAATAAAGTATTCGTAAAAAGTAGCACCATAGAGGTCACAGACGGATTTGGAACCCCTTTAAACGGCGGTGGGTTTACTTATACCATTAGATCGTTTGACCCCACCAACGTCACTCTGGCAACACCTCCTCCCTTAAATCACAACTATGTAACTGGTGATAAAATCTATTGGGACAACACAACTAACAGTGGCATCAATACTGGTGTTTATTTTGTAACTGCAATCAACCAAACTGAATTTTATCTGTCATTCAGTGGCGCTGACGTATTTTCTAAAAAATATATTGCAGTAAGAACAGGAACTAGTGGTCAGTTTATCTACAAGTCAGGCTGGGAAAATAAAACACTTAGAAATCAAAAGATTCTTAGAAAGTATCCATTCTATAAACAAAAAAATCTTTTTGATGATCCTAATAAGAGACAAGTAAATAACAGAGCCGTTGGTTTGATGGCAAACGGTGTGGAGATATTCCCACCGACTGTTTTTGATGAACAGATCTTCCACGGTAACATCACAGAGATAAAAGTAACAAATTCAGGCCAAGATTATGATGTCATCACAGGACCTCCACTCGTCATTAACGATCCGCAGGGATTTGGTGCTAGTGCTCATGCTAATGTGTCTGGATCATTCAGAGAAGTTAAATTGGTTACTCCTGGCATCGGATATCAGGAAAAACCCAAGATTACTGTTAGTGGTGGTAACGGAACTGGTGCCGTCCTTGAATCTAACTTAGTTAGAGGTTCTATTGTTGTAAACTTTAAGGCTGATGGTACATCAGTTGATACTTTTGATGAAAGTGTACTCTTTCCAGAGAGACATAACTTTGAAGAGGGTGAAGCGATAGTATATGACTCTAGAGGCAACCCACCTATCGTTAATATCGTTGATGGATCAACTTACTACGCTGGTATCGTCAATGAAAAGAGAATTAAGTTATACAAGACATCGGAAGATGCAAAAGTAGGTATCAACACTGTAGACATTGGAAACATCAGCTTTGGTTTCCATAAATTTACTTCACTTCAAGCTAAAAATACGATAACTAGGATTTATGTCAAGAATCCTGGCTCTGGTTACTCAAACAAGAAGATTATTGTACAAGGTAGATCTGTAGATGGTGATACTCAGTCAGGTATCAGCACATCGGACGATTATATTCTTGCATACAACCATAATTTCAATAATGGTGAAATTGTAGAGTATTCTACTGATGGAACGATTGCAAATGGTCTTTCTACAACCACACAGTATGCAGTTAGAGTTATAGACAGCAATAGATTTAGATTATGTGATGTAGGTGTCTCATCACAGAGAGATTTGACCAATTACAACAAAAACAAGCCTGTTGTGATTCGTGGATTTGGTTCTGGTAAGCATACTATCAAATATCCACCTATTGTTATCAATGTAGAGAGTTTATCTGCTATCGGTAGCACAACTATCATCAAACCAGAGATAGAACCTATAGTTCTTGGTGAAATCGAAAGTGTTTTCCTAGAAGAAGGTGGTGTTGGTTATGGTTGTACTAATATCATGGATTTCCATAGAAGACCCGATGTTGGTATCTCAACTGTTGTATTCAAAGCACTATTAAAACCAATTATCATTGATGGATCGATTGTAGACGTTCAAATCCTTGCTTCTGGTAAAGGATACCGTGAAGATTCCGATATTAACATCTTCAGTCCAACTGGTAGCTTTGCAGACATCAAACCTCTTGTCTCTGGCGGTAAAATCACTGGTGTAAGTATTCTTGACGGTGGTATTGGTTATGGATCAAGCGATACGACTTTAGATTTACAAAACAGAGGTAAATCTGCTAAATTCATTGCAGACGTTCGTGAATGGAAGATAAACCAAGTTCAAAAGAACACTGCCATCATTAGTGACGAAGATTCGCTACTTACTAAACCAAGTACTAACCCTGCCTTCCAATTACAGACAATTGGTATCTATCCTCCACAAAAACTTAGATTCCAACTTGGAGATAACATTGATGCTGGTAACTTAGAGACACCTAACGCTTTCCACTCTCCTATTCTTGGATTTGCCTATGATGGCAACCCAATTTACGGTCCTTATGGATATCAGACTCCAACAGGAGGAGCAATCAAAAGATTACAGTCTGGTTTCATTCTTGACACCACTCTAAGATCGGGTATAAGACCTCCTGGCTTTGCTTTTGGATATTTCACCAATGATTACATCTTCGACAACTCAGGAGACCTAGACGTACACGGTGGACGCTATTGTGTGACTCCACAGTACCCAGATGGAGTATATGCTTACTTCTACAGTGTAGATGTTGATTCCAGTGGTGTTGCTAAACCAAAATTCCCATATCTGGTTGGAAACTCATTTAAAGACACTCCAATCGAAGAAAACTTCGTAACTTTCTTCAATCAGGACATTGATATCTCATCTAGAGATCTTACAAGAAACGTAGCTCCATATTACCTCTCATTTGGTAATTCTGACTATGAATTGATTGATGATGTAAAGGATGCTCTAAAACAAGAGTTTGAAGTCTTAAAAACAAAGAGTTCTGGTATTTCTTCCGTAACAATCTTCTCTAGAGGTGATGGATACAAAGTAGACGATGTTTTAGAGTTAGACAACTTTGGAACTAATGGAACTGGCGCTAATATCGTAGTTGGGTCTGTTTTAGGTAAACCAATCACTACAGTACAGATAGGAGTTACTACTTTTACTAATGTAGAGCTTGTAAAAGATAAAAACAGCATTGTTGGTATTACAAGTGTTCCACATGAAATTACAGACGGTGAAACAGTTGTATTAAGTGGTATTAGCACTGCCTCCTTTGCAGAGTTCAATGGACCTAAGAAAATTAGTGTATTTAACAAAACTTCTGGTCTTGCTGTTGAATTAGGTGACTTATCTGCTACAGGGCCTAGTACATCTATTTTTGTAACTGATGTAAGTGGTTTTGAAGTAAATGACACCATAGGAATTGGAACTGAGTCATTTACTATCACTGCCATTGATGAACAGTTCTCTAGGTTCTTTGTAAACAGAGAAAGCTTTGTTGGTGCTGCCTTTACTCATGGTGTAGGTACAGATAACATTATTCTTAAACCTAAGAAGTTTACATTCCCAGTAGGAGTCTCTACAGTGATGAGATTCACTTTTGAGAATACTATCACCTATTTCAATCCACAACAGACAGTTGGTGTTGGATCTACTGGTACACACTACACTTTACCTCTTACTGGTTTAAGCACAGTACAAACAATAGAAAATAGGTTTGTTCCTCAACAAAGAATCTTTATCAAAGATCATACGTTCTTTACTGGCCAGAAACTAACCTATAATATGGGTATTGGTGGAACTTCCCTTGTGTGGGCTAAAGTATCTGCTGGTGCCACATCTGGTGTCGGTACAGAAGTCCTTCCGAACAATGGTGATGTATATGCCATCAATTTTGAACCCGACTATATTGGATTGTCTACAATCGGTATTCCAACCACAGGTGATGCCGTATGGTTCTATAATCTAGCATCAAACTCTGGATTCGCACATTCCTTCACAACTAACTTCCCTAAAGTTACAAGTAGAGTAGAAAGGTTCTTTGGTGAAGTTGGAGTTACATCTGCTCATGGATTACTTACTGGAGATGTAATTACTTTAGATGCACTTCCAAAATCTAGTGAAACTGTTGCAGTCAGGTATGATCCAGTAATTGCTAAAATTACAACTGAAAAAATTGGTTTTGCTGTATCAGCCTTCTCTGCTGACTTAACTGAGATTACAATATTAGATGAGTCACTACAGAGTGGCGATAAAGTCGTTTATTATGACAATGGTAACACTATTGATGGTTTGATCAATAATGAGACCTATTTTGTTCTTAGAGAAAGTGTTGATGCAATTCAACTCTGTAAGTACAAGTCAGATGTTGTTGATGCAAACCCTGTTGGAATTACATCAGTAACAGAAGCGTCTGCCAACAACAAGAGTTTTATTGCCAAGATAAATCCACCTCTAGAGTTTACTACTGGTAATACAATTACATTTGATGTATCTGATCCAAGTTTGTTGGATATGAAACTAGACTTCTTTGATGATATTAATTTCAAAGAAAGACTTGATGTAACTGGTACAAACGCTACTGGATTTAACATCACAAGAAGTGATGTATCAGGAAATGCAAATGCCACTGTAACTATCAACACAACAAATAGTTGGCCAGAGAAAACATTCTATGCTTTAACTCCTGTCGTTCCTTCAGATAATAGAAAACTATACGGATCTTCCGATACTGATGTTACTGGCAGAAACAACATAACATTCAAGAACACTGTTCTTAAGACTCAACACTCCATTATCGAAAAAGACGATAAGACTTTTACTTTCAACTTAGTAGAGAAACCACCAGAAACACAGAAGTTAATATCAAGAATAGGTGTAAGCACAATCACATACAGCACCGAATCTAAAAATGCAAGAGGACCTATTGATTCAACCAAGATCAATTTCCCAGGCAAAGGATACACTGTGTTACCTAGAGTTATTGGTTTTGCTAGTACACAAGGTCAAGATGGCATTGTAAAAGTTTCATCTCCTGAGATTGGTCAGATTGATACCATTGAAAGAATCAAAGATGGATTTGATTATCCTACTGATCCTACTCTGTTACCATTCTTATCTGTACCAGCCATTGTTGATATCAGTGGCATTGCTAGAATGGATGAGATTCAAGTTGTAGACGGTGGTGTTAGATATAACCAACCTCCTACACTTGCAGTTCGTGGTAACGATAAGGTAGAAATAGAGGCAACGATATCTGGTGGATCTGTAGATAAGGTTCTTATCCTCAAAAATGCTTTTGAGTTCAGTGAACCACTAAGTATCATCACAACTAACAACTCTAATGGTTACGACATTGATGCTATCAGTCACAGTGGAACTACTGTCACTGCTGAATTGTTATTAGATGCACAGTTCAATCAGCCTGTTACCACTGGATTTGGATCTACAGATACTAAGTTACCATTTGCTATTGGTGATAAAGTATTTGTTGAAAACTGTAGATTAAAACCAAATTCTTTACTTCTTGGAGAAGGTAACTTCAACTCCTCTGATTACGACTTCTCATTCTATACAGTTACAGGTGTCAACACCGTAAATGCGACTGTTACTTTTGACATGTCTAGTGCTCCTGGCATTTCTACTGTAACACTTGGTTCTTATGATGATGACTTTACTCTAGGTTCTCTTGTCAACTTCAATGACATGGCGAAGTTCAATATGACAATTATTGACGATGCCAAATTTAGTTCTGGTGAAAAAGTAACATCAAGAGCGTTTGAAGGTTTTGTTGTTGAGAATGGTTGGAATGGTAAGATAAGTCAGTTAAGATTAAGAGACACTATCGGAACTCTCATACCAGGCGATACTTTGTATGGTGAGGTATCACAACTATTAGGTAGAGTAAGAGATGTAAACAGATTCAGTGTTAGAACAACTCTAGGCGTTACAAGAGATAAAGTTTCAAAGAATGACATGAACGTTGGTATTCTCAACGATTTCAGTCAAAGAATATCTGACAACTTCTACTTCCAGAAGTTCTCTTATTCAATCAAGAGTAAGCTTCCATATGACACATGGAAAGAACCTGTAAAATCTATCGTTCACCCATCTGGATTCTTAGAGTTCTCTGATCTTATCGTAGAGAGTGATTCTAAGAAAGATGCAGAAGAGCTCGTAAATGTTGGTATTGCTAAGTCTATCAACATGAAGGTTCAGGCAGTGGATACTAAGGTTGATCTTGTTATCAATATTGACAATGAGATATACATGGGCAAGAGAGATAACTTTGCCATGGTTACTGAAGATGATCAGTTACCTAATGGTTCTGTACAGAGAATCTTCTTCCCAGAAGGTAGACCCATCAAGAGTTTCATTATGAACAAGACCAATAAGGTCTTGAATTTAGATGACATATCCTCTGGTTTCAATGGAACACATGATAGAACAGGAACACTAGTTGGTAGTAAACAATTTGGATTATCTGTTGGTGGAGTGCCATGTTTCAAAAAGTCATTCAATGCTGCAGCATCAGCCGACGTTGATCTTGCACTAAACATCATCAGTATTCAGAATCATAACTTCCAAACTGGTCAAGCTGTTATTCTCGATACTCAAGGTGGTGATAAGATTGGTATTGGAACTACATCTCATACTACAGGAACAAGAGATATTATCATGGCTGTCAAGACATCTGGTGTCGGTGGCAGTGCAATGTATGAAAATGGATACAATATACAGATTCCAGGCCCTGTAACAGGAACTGCTGTGACAGAGAATCCTCCTGGCCCACTGTTTAGATTATATGGATTTGGAATGGCAGAAGGTGGTGTGCCAGGCATATCCACTAGAGGATCTGGTGCTACATTCCAAGTCAGATTTGATTTTGACGGCGGTACTGGACAATGTATAGGAACAGCTGTTGTTCTAACAAATGGTGGAACTGGATATTTTGTTACTGACAATGTAAGTATTGCTGGAACATACTTAGGTGGTGCGACTCCAGCTAACAACCTAACTTTCCCTGTCACTAAAACAACAGGATCTGCTGCTGGTATTTCAACTGTATACACTGATGTCCCATCAACTGTGCCAGAATTTGGTGGAACAGGTGCAACATTTAACATCACTAGAGATAGTAATTTAGATGTTACTAATGTTGAGGTTGTAAATGGTGGAACTGGATATGCTGCTACTAATATTATTTCAATTGCTGGTACATACATTGGAGGAACAACACCAACTAACAACATCTTACTATCTCCTGTGGAGTTAGGAACAGACATCATGCCTGAGCGTTTGTTCATACAAAAAGTTGATGATGTTAAATTTAGAATCGCTGGTCTCTCAACTTCACTTCCTTTCCAATTTACTGGTCTAGGAACTGGAACTCAAATACTTAAAGTTGCAGAACCAAATAAACAAGCACTCATCTTGATTGATAATATTATTCAGACACCTCTTTCAAATAAGAGACTATCTGTTGAAGTTGCTGATGCTGTGGGTCCTGGCGATCAAGGTATCAGTATTACAACTGGTATTTCATCAATTTCAAAAGGAGATGTAATCAAATTAGATGATGAATTGTTGAAAGTAATTCAAGTAGGTGACTCAACATTTGCTCAAGCCAGAAACGCACTAGCGAATAGTACAGTTGCAACTGATTTCTATTATGATACTAACAGAGTTAACTCAAGTGTTACCTCAGTTGACAGTCAATTGGTGACTATGGATGATAACCCTCCATATTAACTATAAATAAAGAAAAACGTTTTTAAGTAATGTCTAAACAAGGGATTAGTACAGGTTCGGCTCCGAATGATGGGACGGGCGATACCCTATTGGCAGGGACTATTAAGATTAATAATAACTTCAATGAGATATATGATGTTTTTGGAGATGGATCTAACCTTGTAAGTTTTGTTTCTTTTGCTAGTACTGCTGGGTATTCTACAAACTGCGGTATTGCATCAACTTCCGTTCTTGCTGGTCTTGCAGCAAGTGTTACAGATAATATCGATATCAATACATCTGGTGTTGTAACATCAAGTTATGCTGACATTGGTAAGATTACAATTCAACAGCCTGGTGCGATTACAGATGGTCCAATAGAAGTTGGATTTGCTGCAACAATGTTCCGTATCAAAGCTGATGGTATGGTCGGCATTGGAACTTCTCTACCTACATCACAGTTAGAAGTCGCATCATTCTCAAACGAAAGACCTACTATTTGGGCAGTCGCTAAAGGTAATGCACACGGATTGCGAGTATCCGATGCAGCAGTATCAGATAATAAGTCGTTTGTTGTTACTAATGAAGCCTACACTGGTATTGGTTCTACTGCTCCCACATGTAGATTAGACGTTCAAGGTGATGTTCTGGTCAGTGGTGCAAGTACTTTAATGGATCAGGTCAACTTTAACTCTGACATTACAGAGAAAGTTGTAGGAAACTTTAGTGATACATTAGCTGTCAGTGCAGGCGGTACGTTTACCTTTGATGTTTCACAAGGATCGGTTGTTCTTGGTGGAATAACAACAACTGTTACCAGCTGGGATTTTACAAATGTCAATGGACAAAATGGTAAGGCAACCACAGTCACACTTATCAACAATGCTGGAACTGGTTACACATACGGAGACGCATGTAGAGTAAACGGTGCTGCTATTGCAAACGGTGTTAAGTGGGTTGGTGGTAATCCTCCTCCATCCACGAATAATGATGATATTTTGACGTTCAGTATTGTTCGTGATAACACTGGTGTTACCAGAGTATATTGCAGTAGTTCTATCAACATCATATAGAGGAATAAATGTCAACAAGAGTTACGCCAGGATCAGGAGCTCTATTCAGACCGTCATTTAACTCAGTATATGGTGTGTCTGGAATTGAAGTTTTAGATGGAGGTGCAGGGTATGCTAAAACCGATCCTCCAAAGATCATCATACAGGGAACAACTAGTCCTATACAGGAGGGTGTATTCTATCCTGTAATTAGTGGTGTTGGAACTATATCCGAAGTTATTATATTCAAGGCTGGTGTTGGATATTATCCTGTTTTCAGTACAAGTAGCACTTCACAAGTTGTTGTAGAAAGAGGTGCTTTTGGATCAGTATCTACAAGTCATGGCACTGGTTTATCATCTGTATTCTCAGGTGATTACAATATCGTAGATGATTCAATATTTTTCAGTGATGCACCATACGGTAAAGCAGGCCCTATTGGATTAGAAACTAGTTCTTCTTTCTCTGGTAGATTATTCTCTAGAAAGTTAGATCCGTTTGATGCAAAAGATACTAACGTAATTCTTGACGATATATCTTTAGAATTTACAGGTATTGCAGGGACACAGTTTACTGTTACTGAGAATAATGGTATTACCACTGCTTTGTACAACAATGTTAATACTGGCGTAGATATCAATAATAATCCATTCATATTAATCAACAATATTGTTCAAACTCCTGGCTTAGATTTTGAAGTTGTAAATGATAGTGCTAACGCAATAAACTTTTTAAGTGGAGTTCCCAGAGCTGGTAGAATTAACAAGGTAGGATTACAAACAGGTGCTGGTTATTACCTACCACTCAAAGCAGCTGCAAGAGTTGGTGTAGGAACAACTGGTAGTGTAGAATTTTTACAATTAGAAGGGAAAGGACAAGGATATAGAGAAATACCAGAAATAAGCGTAAGATCATCTCAAGGTATTGGTGCAAGTATCAGAGCTGTATTAGGAACATCATCAGGAAGTTCTGTTGCTATTTCCACCGCAGACTATAACCATCTTACTGGTATTTGTACATTCAATACTGGTGCTTCATCACATGGTTTTGTGCAAGATGATAGAGTAAGGATTACAGGTGCTGGATTTACATTCACTCCAGTATCGGCGCTAAGAAATATTAATACTTTTGGTTACGATTACATAACTGGTATCACAACTATTGGTGTAACAGGTGGACATTATCTTGGAACTTCTACTAACCAAAGTAGAAGTGTCTTAGTAAAAGAAGTACAGGTTACAAACGGTATAAGCACATTTTTGTTTAGAGAAGACGCATATCCTATTGTAGAAATAATTGACAGTCTAAACGTATTGGTAGATTGCGGTGTTAGTACGCAAGCACTAGCATATGTTAGCGGTGGTCTAGTGCAGGCAGGCGTGGACACTGCAATCTTAGAAGGTAAAAATGAAATTGGTTTTGATGTATTAAGTGGACATACTACAAATACATTCAGAGCATTTGTTGGTGTCTCTACATTTGCACATAATTATGTGAGTGGTGGTGTAGTAAACAGAGCAGAAGCGGGTATCATTACAAGTTTCCAAATCGTAGAAGGTGGAACTGGATATTACATTCCAAGATCGATATCACATGTTGACGGAACATTCTCAAATGGTATTACAACTATCACTGCTTATGGTGCTCAGAGTGGAAGTAGTATTGACATATCACAAGTAGATTATGAGCCATTCGCTGGTATTGCAACTATTCATGCTTCATCAGCTCATGGATTGTCAACCGCAAGTGTTGTCAAGATAACTGGTATTAAATTTGATACAGGCATTGGTGAGATTACATTCCCATCAGATACACAACAATATTTTGGTGTCACTGGTATCCTAAGTGCAAAGAACTTCACTGTGAATATTGGTATGGCAGTGACCACAACAGGTATCCATACTGCAACTGCTGGAGTAGGTTCATTCATACCTTTTGAGGGTCATGGTTTAGAAACTGATGACTTTGTAAATGTAACTGGTGTTGCTGCAACATTTACCAGTGCTCCTGCCGTCCAAGTTGGTCATGTTGAGTATGATGAGACATCTGGAATTGCAACTGTTGTAACTAGGAAAAATCACAATCTTGAAATAGATGATTGTGTTATACTTTCTGGTATTGCCTTTACTTGTGATTACGACCCTGCTCTAGGAGTTTCTAGTGCATTGTATGACAACATAACTGGTGTTCTTACAGTCACCACTGCAGCACCTCATGGATACAAGGTGGGTAAGGATGTTATCATGTCTGGTCTTGCATTTACATGTGCTTTAGACGGTGGTGCATACCAACACTACTATCCAAGAAGTAGATCAACTGCATATGATACTTCTATTCCAATTACAGGATATGCTGGAACTGGACTTTCAATAGATGTAGGCATATCCCGTGTCAAGAATCAATATGTTCATAGATTTGAAGAAGCAGTCTCTGGTGCAATCATATATGGTGGAGATTATCCTCACCAATTTATCCGTGCTGAAGAGGGTGCATTACTAACTGGAGGACCTTTCTTACATGAGTTCCACAGTGCAACCGCAACATCTACATTTGCTGGTGGTGACTACCCACACACATATGTAAGTTCTGATGAAAAAACAATCAAGATTGGTGGTGATTATGCACACACATTTGTAAGTGCAGATACTAATGCAGTTCAGATAGTTGGCGGATCACAGATTACACCAACTGACGCTGATTATACTCCTAGCACTGGTTCATTGATATTGACCCTTAATGGTCACGGTTTAACAGGACCTAGTCAACACTCACTCACAACCGCTAACTATAACCCAATCGTAGGTATCTTAACTCTTACAGTTCCTAGTCATGGATTTGCAAATGGCGACATGGTTAGGATTGCAGATGGTTCTATCGGTTGGAAGTGTTCATTGGATCAATATACATCAACAAAATATTATCCAAGAACCACTGATCCTTTAAGTAATAATTGGGTTCCTATCAGTAACGTTCAGACCAACACATTCGAGGTCTTTGCTGGTATTACTACTAGAGTTGATTACACCGTGTCTGGGGCGGATTATACACCGTCTGTAGGTATCATGACAATGAGTATCGGAGTTCATGACCTAGAAGTAGGACAAAGTATTAAGATGAGAGATAGTTCACTCGGATTTACTTGTACTGCTGACCAAAACACTGCAATCAAATACTATCCAAGATCCAAAGACCCAATCTACAACACTGCTGTTCCAATTACAGGTGTGGCTGGAACAACTATTACAGTATTTGCTGGTATCTCAACCATAGTTCCATATAACATTAGGTTTGCAGATTATACACCAGCAGTGGGTATCATGACTGTCTCTCTTGACAGACTACATGGTTTCCAAGTTGGAGAGAGTATCAAGTTCAAACCTGGCGCACTTGGATTTAGATGTGAACAGGATGGTTTCCAAACCAGTCACTTCTATCCAAGACCACAAGACCCTTACTATGATAAACCAGTAAGTATTGTTAGTTGTGCTGGTACAATATTCACAGTTGACGTTGGAGCTACTGGTGGAGCAAACATATATCAATTCATACCAAACCAAGGTGTGGCAGTTGGTGGTGTTCTTGCTGGTGGTGATTATCCATACACTCTAGTTGGTGTTGGAACTGATGCAGTTATTACTGGTGGTGGAGACTACGGCCCATACTGGTATCAAAATTCTACAACTGGTGCAATCGAAAGACCAACTCAACAGGTTCAGATTGCAGAAGGTTCTTTGAACTTCAAGTGTGCTAAAGATAACTATGCAACTGTTCATGCTTATCCTCGTAAGACAGACCCAGCATACAACGTTAATCTAGGTATAGTTTCTGCAACTACAAATAACTTTGAGGTAAGAGTAGGTCCTTCCACAATACAGGAACGTTCTATATCAACATCCACATACAATGCTGCTACAGGTGAACTTGTATTGAATGTTGGTGCTGGACACTCTTATTACGATCACTCATCTCACACAATTTCGACGGCAACGTATAATGCTAGTACTGGTGTACTAGAACCAACCATTGCAAATCATGGTTTCGTTGCTGGTGAGTATGTCAAGTTTGATTTAGAATCAATTTCATTCAAATGCGATCTAGATGGATATACTGCAACTAAGGCATATCCAAGATACTCTGATCCATTCTTGAATGAGTGGCTACCAATCTATCATGTTGGTGTCAATACATTCTCTGTAAATGTTGGTGTATCTACTATTGTAAATGCACACTGGTTCCAGAGTGCAACTACTGGTGGTCTTAAGAAAGCCAGAGACACTGTTGGTATCAATACTGCATCTATAAGGTTCACATGTGCTAGAGATAATCATGCGACAGAACATGCCTATCCTCGTCCTGATGACCCAATCGGTGGCAATGCTTCTGTTGGTATTGGTTCTACATCTGCCGATACCATAACAATCAACGTTGGTGTATCTACAATAGTCAATTACGGTATCACTACTGCAGCCTATACTGCAAGTACAGGTATCATGACCGTGTTCTCTAATGTTCACGGATTTAATGGTGCTTTACCCAAGAGTGTAGAATTTGCAACTTATGATGCTGGATCTGGTATTATGACTTGTACTGTTTCTAATCACGGAATGGTAACTGGTAATAGAGTTCAGTTTGCAAGAGGTTCCATCAGATTCAGATGTATGATGGATCAAAGAAAGACTATCAAGGATTACCCAAGAAGAAAAGATCCAGCAGATCAACAGTGGTTATCAATTACTACTGTAGACTTAGATAACTTTAGTGTGAATGTAGGAACATCACCTCTTGTTTATCACAGTCCTACAAGCGGATCATATGATCCTTTCACTGGATTGATGACTATAGACATTGGTTCCCACACACTACAAAAAGGAACTGGTGTAAAATTAAAAACAAGAGGATTCAAATTTACCTGTGCCTTAGATAACCATGCGACAAATCACTTCTACCCAAGGGCAAGCGGCATATCTGGCCCAGATCCTGCTTATAATACTTCTGTTAAGATTACTGCTACTACAGATACCACCATTACTCTGGACGTAGGTAAGTCATCTAACCAATCTGAACATATCTTTGTTTCTGCTGTTGCAAACTCAGTCATCAGTGGTGGAGATTACAAGCATACATTTGAGAACGCAGACCTCGATGGAATGTTGATTGCTAGAGATACTGTTGGACTTGCAACAAACTCATACACATGGAGATGTAGTCAGGACAACTATGCCACAGACCACACATATCCTAGAACAACTGATCCAATACACGACATAGAAGTTGGTATTGTTACCTCAACAATAGACACATTCACAATCAACGTTGGTATTACGTCTAGAGTTAAGTTCAATGTAACTAATGCAACCTATGACGCAAACAGTGGATTGGCAACAATTACCACAGATACAGCTCATGGACAAACAACTTTAACATCAGTTGGTTTAGTAACAGGTGGATTGGTTTACTCTTGTTCTATGGATCAGTATGCAACAGAGCATCCATATCCTAGAACAACTGACCCTGCACATGATACTGCATTATATCCTACTGCTGTTACATCTAACAATATCACTTTGAACGTTGGTGTTTCTACTAGAGTGGAGTATGACGTTAACCATGCAGACTACAATGAGTCTATTGGTATCATGACTGCATATCTACCTACGGTTCATGGTATTACAACTGCTGCTGGTGTTGGTAGAAATGTCAAGTTGAAAACTGAATCTATATTATTCTCCTGTTCTCAGGATAACTACACCACAAAACAATTCTATCCAAAAGGCGGAGATCCTTACTACAATGGATCTATAATTACTAGGGTTATTAATAACACTCAAATTGAAACTCAGGTAGGCCCATCTACTACACCTAGTTTCTACAACTCAGGTGGTAAGATTCAAGGTGTTATACTTGCTCCTAGATTGAGAAATAACTCTCCAAGTGGTGAAGACTTTGCATCTGGCGGTACGTTTGTAGATAAAATTATTGACAGTAAAACTTACGTTGTAAACGTAGGTATTTCTACAGTGGATCACAACTATGCTAGGGGTGGTATTTCACAACAAGGTAAGAGAATCTCATCTTCTATAGAAAAAGGATTCTCTGGATTTGATGTTATTGAAAAAATAGATGCTGCGAAATTCAGAGTCGATGCTGGTCTTACAACCGAAAGATCTATCTTCAAGAGAGGCGGTAGAGTTGACAAACCAGTGTTTGTTGACATTGCAGAACCAAACGGATACTTCAACAGAGATCTTGAATACATCTCAGGAACAACTGGCATTGGAACAAATGCAGTTGTCAACCTCCGTGTGAATGTAGATGGTAACATTGCAGAATTTGATCTTATCGAAGAGGGAGTTGCATACAAGAACGAGGATAAACTAACTGTATCTGGTATTGCGACTGACCCAAGAGTAGGCGTTCTAACTGAGTTCCAACTAACAGTTACAGAACTTGAGAATGATACATTCTCTGGATTCTATCCAGGCCAGTTCATTCTGTTTGATGATATCTCCTCATTCTTCAACGGTGTTCGTACTAAGTTTACTTTATCTGTAACAACTGCTGGTGTCACAGAGATCTTAAGTCTTAAGACTCTGCCTGGTAGTGACATGGATATTACAAACAACATATTCATTTACATTAATGATATCTTACAGACTCCACAATCATCTTACACATTCAAAGGTAGTAGAGTCATCTTCACTGAAGCTCCAAAACCAAACTCTAAGTGTTCTGTATTCTACTTCAGAGGATCTAAGAGAGATGTTGAGACTGTTGATCCAGTTGCATCATTGAAGCCTGGTGATGTTGTTAGAATTAAGGAAAACAGAAATGATCCTCTAGACAGAGATCAGTTTGAAAGAACATCTAAGAGAATAGTCGCTTCTGATGTTCTAGAAACATTCTCTTACAACAGTGTCGGTATTGATACTGCTGCTGATGCAGAGAGACCATTATCATGGGAAAAACAAAGACAAGATCAGATTCTCTCTGGTGTTCTAATATCAAAAGCTAGACCAGCCTTGAAGGGTAGAGTTCTACCTACAACTAGACTTATTAGGAATGTTGGTCAATTAGATGATAGTTTCTATGTCAACAACGCTTTCCCTGTATTCACTGCAATTGATAAGTTGATACAGTCAGAAAGAAACATTGAAATATTTGAAGATGTAACTGTAGAGCCTGGAATTGTTACATCTCTAGTTTCTACATCATCTAGTATCTCATCTTTGACAATCGCAGATGCTGGATCAGGATATGTAAATATATCCAATCCAACTGTTGCAATATCCAGTTCGTTGATCAAACGTAAAGATCCTATCTCTGCATGGGAGTTCGATGCTATCACTGGTATAACATCTGCTATTGAATTTAACGCAATATCTAAACAAGACCCATACGTCGCTGTTGGATCAAGTAGTTTCTACATGAATACTAAGAGTGGTACGTTCTGGGAGAGAGGTAGAATTGGATTTGGTGGAACTGTCACATTCAATGGTGTTGGTGTAGGTAATACCGTCTTTAGTCCCGATGTATATGTTGTGGCGGTTGGTGATTATGGATCTATAGCGAGAGCAGTTGCGATTGGTAACAGTATCAGTTCATGGACTCCTTTAACACTACTAGAACAAAGACAAATACCCGCTATCGCACAAATTAGTACATTCCCAAGTACATACGAGGGCAATTTCCAAGATGTAATTTGGGAAGGAACTAGAAATACATGGGTTGCAGTTGGTGCTGCTGGATCTATATTTACTGCTGTGGGTATGACAACTGATGCTGCATACAGTCAGTTCTCAGGAACACTACAACAACTTAATGCAGTGTGTTACGGTCAATCAGAATACATTGCAGTTGGTAATGGTGGTGCTATCATTGCTTCTAATGACGGAACAGGTTGGTCTGACAAAGTAAGTAATACTGTCAACGATCTAAATGATATCATCTATGATGGTAATAGATTTATTGTTGTGGGTGACAGTGGAACTATTGGTATTTCTACTAATAAAAACTTCTGGCAACCTTGGAGTCAACAACTACCAGCTGGAACACAACACCCTGCCACATTTGACTTTGCTAAGATTAAGTTCTTTGACAACATCTACGTTGGTATCAGCACAGTTGGTCAACTATATTACTCATTTGACCTTGCTAACTGGAACTTAAGAACTATTTCTCATCCTAATGAGATCCGTGACCTTGTACAAACACCTTATGGTGACTTTGCAAGTAATAGAGTTATCACAGTTGGATCTGGAACCACAACATTCTATGCAGATCCAGTTCTCAATAGAGCAACAGCTGAAGCATCTGCAACTGCTGGAATTATCACATCAGTCACAGTTACTAATGGTGGATTTGGATATGATGTTGGTAGTTCACCTCCAGTTATTGTGGAATCAGATAAGACTAAGAGTGAAAAAATATTCTCGGTTGATTCAAAAGGAGACTTTGGTGACATTGTAGGAATAAATACATGGCTACCAGGCTCAGGTGCAAGACTCCCACAGTTGGAGTTTACACTCAAGTCTCAGTTTAATGATAACTCAAACTTGGGTTATGGTTACTCCTCACTAAATCAACTCGGAGTTGAATACAGTGGTCTGCAAAAAGGCGACTTCTTTACAATCTACGATAGTTCATTAGTTGTTGGTCACGCACTAACAGGTATTACTACCGCTAGTGGTTCACAAGAAGTTGTCGGTATGGTTACTGCTGGTGATTATCTTGGTGGTGTATTCAGAGTTGAAGTAGTAACAACAGGAGACTCTGTTTCTGGTTTAGTCACAGTCAGATGTGCTTTTGAACCAGGCCCTGTAACTCTAGGTAACAATACAATTCACGTTGGTATTGCTGGAACCTCTAATGTTGATACATTCTGGGGTAAATATAGTTGGGGACAATTCTTTGGTTATCAGAATCGTGGTGCTGGTAATCCAACAGATTTCGTTGTCAATCCAATGAACGGTAATACTGGATTATCCACAGCTGCTGTAGTATCCAGATTAAAACCATTAACTTAACCACTAAATAAAACAAAAAGACTAGTTTTTTTAAAATGCCTGCCATAATATCCGAACAGTTT